GTTGTGTAGCCGACCCGCCCCCCTCTCGCAACGTCTCATGTTTTCGTTCGAGTAAACCGGAAACCCGACCGTCAACCGTCAACCACGCACGCAGGGGCGTGCCGCCCCCGCATGCGTTTGATCTCTCGCGCCGCGCTGGCGCGCGCCGCTGGCGTCTCCAAGCAGGCGATCTCCAAGGCTTGCAAGAAAGACCTAAAGCCGGCGTGCTCCGGCGAGCGCGTCGACCTCGACCACGAGGCGGTGACCGCCTACCTCGCTGCGCACGGGCGGAAGGCGCCTGCGGCTCCCGCCGCTCCGGCCCCGCAAACCGACGCCAGTCCGACGCCCTCGCCGAAACGGAAGGCCACTAAGGCTGACGCTCCGCCCGCCCCGAAGAAGAACGTCGGTGGCCGGCCACGCAAACCGACGGCGGATCCCTCGGACGAGGACGATGACGTCGGGCACATGCGCCCCCCGCCTGGTGTCGTCGAGGGCTCGAGCGAAGACCTCAAGGGACTGACCGAGCTGCTCGATCCCCTGGTGGATCGGTTCGGCACCGACATCCGCTTTTCCGACTGGCTCTCGAGCCTGAAGGACATCGAGCTCATCCGCGAGAAGCGGCTGAAGAACGGCGAGACCGAGGGCGGCTACATCAGCCGCGAGCTCGTGAAGAACTTCGTGTTCGGCGCGCTCGAGTCGTTCAGCAAGCGCCTGTTGGGCGACGCCTCCAAGGCCATCGTCACCAAGGTCGCCAACATCGTTCGAGCGAACGGCAGCCTCGAGGAGGCGCAGCGCATCGCTCGTGAAGAAATCAGCAAGCAGCTCAAACCGGTCAAGGTCACGGCTGCTCGCAACTTGAGGCACAAGAACGATGGGAAGGCGTAGCGCCTCGGCGGCCGCGCAGCATCTGTCGTTCGAAGACGCGTACGAGACTCCCGAGCAGCGGGAATGGCTCGCTCAGCAGTTCGAGGGGCTCACCTCCGAGCTGAAGGTGCTCAGCCCGAGCGAGTGGGCCGAGCAGAACCGATACCTGCCCCCGTCGGTCACGCCGATCCCCGGGCTCTTCGGGTTCGACGTCACGCCGTACCTACGCGAAATCCTCGACTGCATGGACGTCGAGTCTCCCGTCCGGGAGGTCACGTTCATGAAGGGCGTCCAGGTCTGCGCGACCACGGGCGTGCTCGAGAACGCCATCGGTTACTACATCGCCCAGGTTCAAACCGAGGCGGTGATGCTGCTCACCGCAGACGCCGAGCTCGCGAAGCTCCGCGTCGAGCAATACATCACGCCGATGATCCAGCTCTCGGGGCTGGAGCACCTGATCAAGTCGTCGGACGAGCGCAACCCGCGCAAGACCGGCAAGACCGACAAGAAGATCGAGTGGTTCGGCGGCGGGTTCCTGCTGCCGTTCGGCGCCATCAACGCCAACAAGCTGCGCTCGGTGCCGATGCGCGCGCTCCTGCGCGACGAGATTGACACCTATAAAGCGGTCGTCGGCAAGGACGGCGACCCGATGAAGCTGTCCGAGAGCCGCACCGCGGCCTTCGAAGGCAGCCGTAAGATCCTCAACATTTCGACGCCGCTCTACAAGGGGCAGTCGAACATTGAGGCCAAATACCTCTCCGGCGACCAGCGGAAGTATTTCGTCCGCTGCCTCAAGTGCAACTTTCCCCAAGAGTTGCGGTGGCGCCACGAGAACCCGACGACCGGCGAGGTCACCGGCATCTCGTGGAAGCTGGACGAGAAGACGGGGCAGCTCGACCCCGACTCGGTACGCTGGCTCTGCGCGGAGTGCAGTCACCCGCACACGAACGACGACAAGACGCGTCTGCTCTCGCCAGCCAACGGCGCAGAGTGGAAGGCGACCTCAGTCGCTGTCGATCGAAACCACCGGAGCTACCATCTCAGCGCGCTCTACTCGCCGCCGCAGATGCAGACGTGGGCCGCGTGCGTGCGGCAATGGCTCGACGCGTGGGACGTAGACCGCAACCGGATGATCTCGTCCGGCAAGCTGCAGGTCTTTTACAACAACGTTCTCGGCGCTACCTACGAGGAGCGCGGCGAGAAGGTTCGCTTCGACGCGGTCTCCGCGCACCGGCGCGCCGACTACCACTTTGGGCAGATCCCCAACAAGTTCGCGGAGAAGTACTGCGGCAGCAAGGTGCTGCTGCTCACGTGCACGGTCGACGTCCAGAAGGAAAACCTGGCCGTCGCGGTGTTCGGCTGGTGCGCGGACGGCCGCGCGATCCTGATCGACTACTGGCGCTTCGAAGGTAACACCGAGCAGCTAGACGACAAGGGTACATGGGGCCAGCTTCGAGAGCTGCTCTGGAAGAAAGTCTACGCGTCCGACGATGGCGCCAAGTACCGCATCAAGATCACGCTGGTCGATTCGGGTTACTTGACCGACCAGGTCTATCGGTTCTGCGACGAGTTCCCGGGCGGCGTGTTCCCGTGCAAGGGCAAGGAAGCGCCGCCAACAAACAACATCAAGCCCTATTCGGAGTTCAAGACGCCGAACGGCTTGGTCGGCTTCCTCATCACCGTCGACTTCTACAAGGATCGCTGGAGCGCTTCGTTGCGGCGTGAGTGGGACGGCATTGGGCTGCAACCGGTCGGGCATTTCAACGCCCCGCACAACGTCACGGACGCGCAGCTCAAAGAGCTCACCGTCGAGACGAAGCGCCCGCGCGCGGCGTCGCAGACTGGGCACGACTCAGGCTTCGCTTGGCACCGTATCCCCGGCGCGGCCAACGAGCTCTGGGATTTGATCATATACGCCAACGCAGCGCTCGAGCTGCTGGCGGCGAACTTCTCGCAGGGTGCGAAGTTCGCCTACACGAACTGGCCACTCTTCTACAAGACGTGCGCCGAGAAGAAGCTCTTCATCGACTGAACGACGCGAGTCGCGCGCTGGGATTGCTCAATGTCAGCCGTATTCACCGCCGAATTCATCAACGAGCAGATCGTCAGCCTCAAGGCGCAGCTCGTGGCCAACGCGACGGCGCGGGCGAAGGCGCAGGAGAGCCAATCCTATTCTCTGGACACCGGGCAAACCAGGATCAGCGCGTTCCGTGCGCAGCTCGCCACGCTCGGCAACGAGCGCGCCAGCATCCTGAACGAGCTCAGGTACTGGGAGAATCAACTCTGCGGAACCGGCACCATCGTCGGCCGGCCTGGCTGGTGAACTGATGTTCGGCTTCGGCAAGAAGAGAGACCTGTACGACGAGCTCTACGGGAAGGCGGCTCCCCGTGCGCCCATCGTCATTCGAGAGGCGGCGCCGGCGGGCCCCAGCAAGACCGTAGCCGTCGCTTCTCTCCCCACGTACCGCTATGGCTGGGACACGGGAGAGAAATTCGCAGGCGGACTCGGCCCTATCGATATCCTGTTCAAGGACTACTGGGCCCTACGTCAGCGCAGCGCGGACCTTTTCGAACGCAACATTTACGGTCGCGGCATCATCCGCCGCCTGGTGACTAACGTCATCAACTCGGGGCTCCACCTCGAGGCGACGCCGGAAGAGAAGATCCTCGGCTTCGAAGAGGACGACCTCGCGGCGTGGTCCGAAGAGGTCGAGTGTCGCTTCAAACTCTGGTCCGACAACGCCTATCAGTGCGATTTCAACGAGCGCCTTTCCTTCGGCGCGCTGCAGGCGGAGGCCTATCGCGAGGCCCTGATCTCGGGTGACGTGCTCATCGTCATTCAGCAGGATCCGCGCACTCGGGTGCCCCGCGTTCGGCTCATCAGCGGCGACAACGTTCAGACGCCGGCCCTCGGATACTCGACCAATAGCGCGAAGATCGTCCACGGTGTCGAGCTTGACGCGAAGGGTCGGCACGTCGCGTTCTGGGTGACGCAAGAGGACGGTTCTTCCAAAAGGATTCCTGCTTTCGGTGAGAAGTCGGGGCGCCAGATCGCCTGGCTCGTGTACGGCACCGACAAGCGCATGGACGAGGTGCGTGGCACACCGATGCTCGGCCTGGTGCTGCAGGGGATGAAGGAGATCGACAGGTACCGCGACGCGACGCTGCGCAAGGCAGTGCTGAACGCGATGCTGGCGGTTTGGATCGAGAAGGGCGAGGAGCGCATCGGGACGCGTCCAATGACGATGAGCGCGACGACGCTCAACGTCGAGACGACGGTCGACGATCAGGGGAAAGAGCGACGCTTCCGCGCGGCCGAGTTCCTGCCCGGAGTGGTGATGGACGAGCTCCAGTTCGGGGAGAAGCCGCACACCTTCCAGTCGAGCCAAGCGGTCGAAGGATTCGGCGTCTTCGAGGAAGCCGTCGTGCACACGTTCGCGTGGGCGAACGAGATCCCGCCAGAGATCCTGCTGCTTTCGTTCTCGAGCAACTACAGCGCAAGCCAAGCGGCGATCAGCGAATTCAAGCTCTTCCTGACGCCGACTCGGATGCGCTTCGGTGATTCATTCTGTTCGCCAGTCTACGAGGATTGGCTGCTGTCGCAGGTGTACATCGGGCGAGTCGAGGCGAAGGGCTTCATCGAGGCGTTCTACGACGCCAGGCAGGACGACATCTTCGGAGCTTGGGTGTCGAGCGACTGGAGCGGCCACGTCAAGCCAGCCGTCGACATGGTGAAGACCACGCGCGCATACACCGAGCAAGCAGAGCAAGGTTTCTGCACTCGAGATCGCGCTTCGCGAGAAATCAACGGAACCAAGTTCTCGAAGAACGTCCAGAAACTGGCGCGCGAGAACATCAAGCTTGCTGAAGCGATGCGCCCCCTCCTCGAGGTGGAGGCGCTGCTCAAGGCCGCCTCGACTCCGCTCCCGGCAGACGCGCCGGAGCCGGAGAACGGCGGCAAGCAAGGGAAGGCTGCCTGACCATGCAATGGCTCATCGATCACACCGCCGCCCACCAGATGGAGCGCGCCTGGAAGGGCGGGCTCCGCGCGACGGCGGAACAGTCAGCTTCGTGGATGAAGCTGGTCGAGGACACGCGCCAGCGGGCCGAAGCCTATGAGGCGCGCGTGGCGGGCAAGACGTCCGCCGCGATCTCCGACAGCTACCCGCGCAACGTGAAGGTTGCGGGCGACATCGCCGAGATTCGCGTCGAAGGCATCCTCACCAAGAAGCCCGACTTCTGGAGCTGGTTGCTCTACGGGGCGAACACCACCTACGAGAGCATCCAGCAAGCGCTGGCGCTCATCGCTTCGGACGTTGCCATCAAGCGCGTCACCTTTTTCGTCGACAGCCCCGGCGGCACAGTCGATGGCCTCTTCGAGGCGCTCGCCGCGATCGAGGCGTTCCCGAAGCCGATGAGCGTGCGTTCCTGCTACGCCTGCTCGGCAGCCTATTCGATCTCCGCCCTGGCCGGGACGATCGAGGCGACGACGGAGGCCGCGCAGTTCGGCAGCGTGGGCGTGGCTGTCACCTATTTCGTCGATGAGAATGTGATCGACATCACGTCCTCGAACGCGCCAAACAAGCGTCCCGATCCGACGACACCAGCCGGTAAGGCGGTCATCGTCGAAGGACTCGACGCGATCGAAGAGATCTTCGTGGAGGCGATCGCCAAGGGCCGCCAGACGACGACCAAGGACGTCACGAAGAACTACGGCCGCGGCGGCACGGTGCTCGCTGGCAACGCCAAGAGACTCGGAATGATCGACACCATCGCGAAGCCGCAGACGCGTGTGACGACCATCTCCGGTGAGCCAGCTCCCGACGAAGACGAGACGTCCCCGGACGGCGCGCCCGAAGAGGCGATCGTTCAAGACAACCCGAGCGCCGGTACGCCGGAAGCTCCTCAAAAAGATGCATCCGCCGTTAGCGGCGGGGCTGCAAAGGCAAGTAAGAACATGACCAAAGAAGAATTGCGTACGCAGCACCCCGAGCTGTTTTCGGCGGTGTACGAAGAGGGCAAGGCTGCAGGCGAAAAGGCCGGCAAAGAGGCGGGCGAGAAGGACGAGCGCAAGCGCGTCACCGACCACCTCAAGCTGGGTGCCGCCAGCGGTGATCTCGATACCGCCCACAAGGCGATCGAGTCCGGCGCCAGCATGGCCGACAAGCAGGCTGACTACCTCGCTGCTTCGATGAAGCGCGGAGCTGTCGCCGTGCGACAAGAAGAGACGGATGCCGCCGGCGCCGCCGCAGACGGCGCGAAGCCCAAGCCCGTCGTCACGAAGGACGAGCAGGACGAAGTCGCGGCCGAGCTCGAGCGGCTCATGGGTCCGCCCAAGGCCAAGCCGGGAGCGGCGGCCTAATCGGGCCCGCCGGAAAGGTAGAAAAACCATGGCAAACATCACCATCACGAACGTGGACGAAGGCTCGATCCAGGTCGGCGAATGCGAGTTCCGGGACGAGCTCGTCACCTTCGCTGGCGCGGGCACCCTCGCCGAGGGAACCCTTCTCGCGCGCCAGGACGTCAGTCTCACGCTGACGGCTGGCACCGTTCAGGGCGGCACCGGCACCGGCACCGTGACCGTGCTCTCGATCCCCAATTCCACCGTCCTCCCGATGGTCGGCGATTGGGTGCTCACGGTCGTCGAGGCCGTAGCCAACGGCGGCATTTTCAAGCTGGCCGACCCCAACGGCATGATCGTGGCGACCGACCTCCGCATGACTGCGGGCTCGGGCGGCGCGACCGTCGTCGAGGTCGCTGGCATGCAGTTCACCATCACGGACGCGACCGATTTCATCGCCGGGAACTTCTTCCTGATCACGGTGGCGGCTGGCAGCGGGAAGATGGTGCCGTACAGCGCCACCGGTGCTGGCGGGGCTCAGTTTCCGAAGGCGGTGCTCGCGAAGGCGCTCACTGCGACCGGAGCTGGCGACCTACCGACGAGACCCATCATCAAGGGCAAGGTTGCGAAGGAGCGCCTGGTCATCAACGGCGGCGGCTCAATCGGTGCGGCGCTGCTCGATCAGTTGCGCGCCTACGGCATCATCGCCGAGCCCGTGAAGCAGCTCGCCCGAATCGACAACCCGCAGTGATAACCAGCGGGCCCGCAATCGGGCTCGCATTCTGAAGACACGAGAGCGCGGCGTTCCCGGAGACGGAGCGACGCCGCGCGCCACATAGGACCAAAGGGGTCCACCGGGCTTCCCTGTCGGCGCTGCGAGCGCACGCGGGGTCGCACAGGTGCGTCCTCGCTTCTGAAGGAACACGACCATGAGTGACGCATCTACCAAGACCATGCTGCGCCCGTTCATCGAGATGGCGCCGGCGCCTCTCTTTCTTTCGGGCTTTTTCCAGAGCCCCGAGCAGAACTTCTACCAGAGCCAATCGGTAGAAATCGACCTGCAGCGCGACGGCGAAGACGTTGCCGTTGCGATCACGGATCTCGCGACTGGCAATCGCTACAACGAGAACAGCCTCGGCTCAAACAAGGAGTTCACGCCTCCGATCTTCAAAGAGGTCGGATCCATCAACGCGTTCCAGCTGCTGACGCGCGAGATGGGCGACAACCCGTTTCAGACGCGCCCGTTCCAGGCGAAGGCCACGCTGCGCGCGGCGATGCTGTCGTCGAAGATCCAGAACAAGATTCGACGCTCGCTAGAGTTGCAGGCGTCGCAGGTGTTTCAGCTCGGCGTGGTGACTCTGGTCAACGATGCCGGCGTCGCCGTGTACACCTTGGATTTCCAGGCCAAGAGCACCCACTTCGTCACGCCCACGGCGTGGGCTGCGGGTGGCGCTACTGGCGATCCCTACGGCGACATCGACAGCTTGGCGCAGGTGATCCGCAAGGACGGTCGCCGTACCGCGGACACGCTGATCCTGGGCACCACCGCGCAAACGCGGTTCCTCGACAACGCCAAGATCAAGGACATTCTGAAGTACGACGGCTTCTACGGCGCCACGGGCCGGCCGCAGATCGTACCGGAGCGCACCGGCTCGGACGGCGCGAACTTCCTCGGCAACATCACGATCAACAACTACCGCTACGCCCTCTGGGGTTACGACGGTCGGTTCAACCACCCGCAGACGGGCACGTCCACGCCGTTCGTCTCGGACAACAAGGTCATCATGTTGTCGAGCAAGGCGCGATACGACGCGACCTTCGGCGCGATCCCGATGATCGCGCAACCGGAAGGGCGCGCCCTCCCGTTCCTGCCTCCGCGCGTGTCGAACGTCGGCGGCGGCATGGACATGATGGTGAACGCTTGGCTGTCGCCAGATGGCCAGACGTTGTCGGTGTCGGTGTCAAGCCGACCGCTGCTCATCCCGACCGAGGTCGACTCGTACGGTTGCCTCACCGTCGCCTGAGCGTGAGAGATGGCGAGCAACAAGGATCTGAGGGCGGATATCGTGGCGCTGTGCGCAGAGCGCAGCGTCGCGGTGCCCGACAGCCTCGAGAGTCTCAACAACGGGAAGCTGACGGAGCTTCTCGAAAGCCTTCGTCAGCAGCCCGTGGCGCCAGCACCTGTCGAGGAGACGGCGCTTCGTCCGCTTATCGCGCCGTTGCCGCCTGAGGCAGAGGCGGCGCCAGCGAAACCCTCGGTGGACGAGGACAAGTGCGACGCGCCAGCGGCAACGCTGACTCGTCCGTCCGAGAGCGCCGCAACGACTGGGGCGCGCGGCTACTTCGTCGCTGCGGGCAAGACCGTCACCAAGACTGTCATGACGTCCAAAGAACTCGCGGGTGCGTTCCAGAACGTGCACGCCAGTGACTTCGCGGGCGGGCAACGTGAGCTCGATGAGCTTCTGGCCGCTGGCTGCGTGTTCAAGAGGTAGCCCATGGCAAGCAAAGCAGATACGCGCGCCGCAATCGCCGCGCTGGCGCAGTCGCTCAACGTAGAGACGCCGGACCTGGAAGCCATCGACAAGCTCGAGCCACTCGAGCAGCTGCTCCGTGAGCTCCAGGAAACGAAGGCCGCGGAGGCGAATCCGCCGCCGCCTGACGAGAGCGGAGCGCCGTCGCCAGCTCGCCGCTACCAAGTGGCAAGCGGCAGGTCGGTCACCGCAACCAAAAGAGGCGAGCAGTTGGGCGCCCTCAAGACGGTGAGGGCTCGTGACTTCGCGCGTGGCCAGGACGAGCTGGACGAGCTCGTGGCCGGCGGCTACGTGACGTCGACCGACAGCGCCCGGAGCTGATCGTGAACCTTCTCGAGCAGGCTGCCGCCGACCTGCAAACGATCCTCACGGACAACGTCGGCGGTTTCGCGACACCGATCACCATCGTCTCGCCGCAAGGCTTGAAGGTGACGATCAACGGGCTGGCCGCCGACATCGGTTTGTCGGTCGACCCCGATACGGGAATGTCCGTCTCGGGCCAGAAGGCGTCCGTCGCGCTCCCGATTCGCTCTCTCGAAACGGCTGGCATCGGTCAGCCGCGTGGAGTGAGCGGTCGCGACGCGAACCCCTGGCTCGTCAGCTTCACGCTGCCGACTGGTGGTGAGCAGACCTTCAAGGTCTCGAGCTCGGCGCCGGACAAGCTCGGCTGTCTCGTCTGTTTCCTTGAGTACTTCAACGCATGACCGGGCGGATCGAAGCTCTCATCGAACGGGCTGATAACGTCGAGATCATCCGCGATCAGATCGCGGGGATCCTCCTCGAAGAGTCGGCGCGGCAGCAGGATCTCGCGCGCGAGGGCGGCAAGAACCCCGACGATTTCAAGCTACGCGTCTTCACCGAGGCCTCCAATCCCTGGGAGGAATACCTCAGCGACCCGCAGCAGGGGCAGCGGATCGAAGACCCAACACCGCTGGTCAACGTCCAGTGGGACAAGTCCGAAGACGACGCTAAGTCGAGCAACACGGTAGAGCGCCAGAAGGTTTCGGCGACCTACCACATCGACTGCTACGGCTGCGGCATCGGAGCGGCGACGAGCACCGGGCACATGCCTAGTGATCAGCACGCCGCGCTCGAAGCCCAGCGCGCTGCGCGCCTCGTGCGCAGCATCTTGATGGCGGGCCATTACACGTACCTCGGTCTGCGAGGAACGGTGTGGGGCCGCTGGCGCACAGGCGCTCAATCGTTTCACCCGCCGCGCGACGAGCGACCGACGCAGCACGTGCGCGGGGTCCGCATCTTTCTGCGCGTCGACTTCAACGAATTCTCTCCGCAAGTCGAGGGCACGCCCCTCGCGCTGATCACGGTCCGCATCACGCGAGGCCTGACCGGTGAAGTGACGCTTTTCGAAGGCAGCTATCCGCAGGAGCTAACGCCATGACTGGTATCGATCAATCCGCCGTAGCGAGTGTGCTTGGCGTTTCCGCTGAGTTCGTCGACCTCCGTTCCGGGAGCATCTTGTATCTGCCGCAGCGCCTCGCGATCTGCGCCCAAGGTGAGACCGCTGTTTCGTTCAGCACCGACAAGTGGACCGCCACGGGCGTCGCTGCGACCGGAACGAAATACGGGTTTCGCTCGCAGATTTACCACATGCTGCGGTCGCTCTTGCCGGCCAACGGCGACGGCGTCGGCACCATCCCGATCGACATCCTGCCTCTCGAGGACGACGACGACGCGGTGGCAGCGACGGGGACCGTCACGCTTTCTGGCACCGTGACCGAGGCGGGCGCCTATCGCTTGCGCGTTTCTGGAATCCTCTCGAAGGAGTTCGTGCTTCCCGAGGGTGCGCTCACCGGCGCCGCGCTCTACGCAGCGCTGCGTGACATGGGTGCGAAGTGCACCGAGGCGATCGACCTTCCGGCTACGGTCTCGTACACCTACGGCTCGGTCACGGCTTCCGCCCTGGTCGGTACCGGTAACGGCACGATCACCGCGCTGTCGGTCAACGTTGGCTCGACGCCGAAGCCCGGCGCCTGGACGCTCAAGGTCAACACGGCCGTGACGAACGGCGGCGTCTGGACGCTCACCGATCCGGACGGCGTGGTCATCTCGACGACCGTGACGCAGACTGTCGGCGTCGGCGCCGTCACCGTGTTCGACAACGTGGGCGGCCTGGACTTCACGATCACGGACGGAACCACGGATTTCGCGCTCAACGAGACCTTCACGATCACGGTGCCGGCCACGAACATGAAGCTCGTGAGCGCATGGAAGGGCGTCAGCGCGAACGACCTCTACATTGAGGTCATCGGTGACACGACGCTCGGCGCGACCTTCGCGATCGTTCAACCCACGGGCGGGCTCGTGAATCCCGAAGTCGACGCAGCGCTCGACAAGGTGGGCAGCGTCTGGAACACGATGCTCATCAACGGCCTGAACATCGAGGACGAGGTCGCGCTGGACGCGTACCAGACCTTCGGTGAAGCGCGCTGGGCTCCGACGGTGCGCCGCCCGCTCGTCGTCTTCACCGGGAACACGGAGCTCGATGTCGAGGACGCCACAGCGATCTGCTCGACGCGTCGCGACGACCGCGTCAACGCGCAGCTCGTGGCGCCCGGCAGCGTGAACCTGCCCTGTGTCGTGGCCGCGCGGCAGGCGGGGCTCATCGCCCGCCAAGCCAACAGCAACCCGCCGACCAGCTATCAGAAGACGCAAGCGACCGGCATCATCGCCGGCGCCGACGAGCTGCAGTGGGACGCGACCACGCGCGACGCGGCCGTCAAGCTCGGTAGCTCTACCGTCGAAGTGGCCGACGAGATCGTCCGGATCTCCGACGTCGTCACCTTCTACCGCCCCGTCGGTGAAGAGCCGCCTGGCTTCCGCAAGGTGGTCCACATCGTCCGCATCTCGAACGCGATCTTCAACACGGACATCGAGTTCGCGAAGAAGGAGTGGGCAGCCGCGCCCGTCATCGCCGACGAGGACGCAACGACGAACGACAAGGCCAAGCAGCCCAAGATGTTCAAGGCGAAGATGAACCAGATTCTCGAGAATCTGGGCGACGCCGCGATCATCAAGAACGTCACCGCTGCGAAGAAGCTGACGACGGCTGTCGTCAATGCGCAGAACCCCGACCGCGTGGACCTGCGCGCGCGTTTCCCGCTCTCGTCCAACGCCGACATCATCAACGTCGACTTGGAGTTCGGCTTCTTCGGCGGAGCAGCCGCCTAACCCATTCCGCGGCTTGCTCCAAACCTCCGCCGCGTAACGCGCGGCGACGACGGGTGAGGTGCGTCCGCGACCACTCCGAAAAGGACCAGCACCATGTCAGCAGCCGTTGGCGGATCCGTAGAATCAGTAACCATCGACGGTCGTCGCTTCGCCGTAGCGGCAGACGCCGACGCGAACCGCGACCTCGGCGGTTACACGAACGAAGTTCAACCGAACGGAGACGGTTCCGCACGCATCGTCAAAACCCGCAAGGCGTGGAAGATCGACGGGCTCACGCTCGAGGTCAGCGCGCTGCGTGGCGATCCCGAATTCTTGCAAGAGAAGGCGGACGCCAAGGACTTCTATCCCATCACCGTCACGCATGCTGATGGCAGCGTGTACGCGGGCGCCGGAATCATCACTGGCGACCTCGCAGCGAGCACGATGAAGGCGACCTGCCCGGTCACCTTCTCGGGCCACAAGAAGCTCGAAGTTCAATAGAGCCACGTGAGCGCTGGAGTTTGGCCAGCGCTCGCACGCACCGATACGGAGTGAATGCCCATGTCTGATAAAGTTGCAGCGGACGTTTGTGCGGCAGAGTTCAAAAAACTCTGTGAATTGCGCCGGATCGACACCGACCCGGCCAACATGTCGGAGCTCGAGGCCGCGCAGTTCGAGGGTCGCAAGAAGGCGATCCTGCGCGCGATGGCTCGCAAGGAAGTGGTGGTCAACCCGGACGGCCTTGTCGTCTTCACGCCGCAAGGCGGCAAGGCCATCACGTTCTACAAAGCCACGGGCGCGACTCTCATGGCGCAGGACGGACACGGCCCGTATCACAACATTGCTCGCGTCGTAGCGATTGCCACGGAGTTGACGAAGTCGCCGCCCGGCAATCTGTCCGAGCTGCCCATCGAGGACTTCGAGCTGGTCTGCGAGATTACGAATTTTTTGTTGGTTCGGTAGGCACAGACCTTCTCGTCCTGGACGGGAGGGACGCGCGTGCACCAGTCGACAAGAAATCAGGACTGAGCGGGCAGGCCGTCTTCGCCGTGCACCGCACGATGCTGCGGCAAGTCTGCCTGGACTACAGGTTCGGGTCTGACCCGCGAACGCTAACGATCGCAGAGATCCTGTTTTGGTACGACGGGCTGCGGCCCACACTTTACGAACGTACGAAGCGAAGAAGCTAGGACCCAATGGGCGCGGCGGCGATTGGGCTCAAGGCCGTATTCTCTGCGGAGGACAGAGGCGTATCCGCGACCGTAGCGCGCCTCTCGGGTGCGGTCCGGGGGCTCACCGCTGCTGGTCAGGGGCTCGGGAAGCTCGATGCGCTAAACAGCCGGATCGCCGGCGGCATGCGGACTGCGGGGCTCGCGCTCGGCACCGTCGGCATCGGCGCGGGGTTCGTCGCCAAGAACGTCATCGACGCCGGCGCCGACTTCGAACAGGCGATCACCAACGTCGGAGCGGTCTCGCTCATGACGCGGGCGCAGATCGCTCCCCTCGAAGAGCTAGCCAAGAAGCTCGGCGCAACGACGAAATTCTCCGCCACCGAAGTCGCGAACGCGATGGAGGAAATGGGGAAGGCGGGCCTCGACAACAGCCAGATTCTTGCGGGCGTCGGGGGCATCCTTTCTGCTGCGGCAGCGGATGGCGGCGAGCTCGCCGAGACAGCGGCCAACGTCTCGAGCGTGCTCAAGGGCATGGGCTTGGCAGCGGGCGACACTTCGCGTGTCGCCGACGTCCTCGCACTCGCGAGCGTCCGCACCAAGAGCTCGATCGGCAGCCTCGGCGAGTCCATGTCCAACGTGGCCTCGACGGCGCGCCAGCTCGGCGTGCCGCTCGAAGACACGGTGGCGATGGTCGCGCTGCTGCAGGACGTCGGACTCGACGCTTCTGAAGCGGGCTCTGCCCTGAACACGATGCTGACGAAGATGTCGGCGCCGACCAAGGAGGTCGCCGCGCAGATGTCGGCGATGGGGGTGAAGTTTGACGACGCAGCGGGCAACATGCTCGCGCCATCGAAGGTGCTCGAGCAGCTCGTGAAGGCTGGCACGAAGGCCGGCGGCAACATGAAGCAGGTCGCGTTCTTCGCGGACCTGGTCGGGCTTCGCGGTCAGAAGGCCGCGATCAACCTGAAGGATCTGTTCGCTGGCGGAAAGGTCGGCAAGCTCACCGAGGAACTCTACGGGGCCCAGGGCGTAGCCAAGCAAATCGCCGACATCAGGATGGACACCTTCAAGGGTGACATCGAGACGCTCGGCGGAAGCATCGACAGCCTGAAGATCAAGCTGTTCGACCTGCAAGGCGGCGCGCTGCGCGGCCTTGTGCAGGGGATGACGGCGTGGCTCGACGCTAACAACGAGGTCATCGCTAGCGGAATCAACAACTTCATCAAGGAAGTTACTCCGCTGGTCATCGGGTTTGCAGAAGGTCTCCGCTCTGCGTTCCTGGAACTTGGCCCAGAGATCAAGGGTGTCGCCGGAGCGCTGGGAATCTTCAAGAGCGACACGATCGGTGCGCAGTCGCAGGCTTACTTCTTCGCCAAGGACTTGGTGAAGTGGGGCACTCGCTGGGTCGAGTTCACGGTCATCCTCAAGGCTGGCCGAGTAGCGATCTGGGGCATCACCAACGCGACCAAGATCGCGCGGCTCACCGCCATCGCCTACAACGCGACGATGGGGTTTTTGCGCGCGACGGTCTACGCGTACCAGATGGCAACTGGCGTGGGGACCGCCAGCACCATCGCGATGAGCGGCGCCCTCACCGGCGTCGGCGCAAGCGCCGCTGGCGCAGAGGCTGGCATCGCTGGGGTTGGCGCGGCCGCGACGGTTGCCGTCATTCCAGTCCTAGCCTTGGTCGCGGCGATCACGAGCCTGCTCGCAGCCGGCTACCTCGCCTACGAATTTGCAAGAGTGAACGGTGGCGTCGAAGGCGTGGAGGCCTTCTTCACGCCCACCGCCGGGCAAAGCCCGTTTGAGAGCGTCGATGCCGTCATGGATCGGCAGGCGCGCGAAGAGGCGATTCGCGAGGGGCGCTACAAGCCAGTCGTGCCCGAGGCGCCTCGCGCCGCCGCGACGCCCAAGGAGGCCGCGGTCTTCGGCGCACTCGACAAGTACGGCATGCCGCTGGAGGGCGGTGGCGGCGGTGGCTACGCCGCAGCCTTCGGGCTCCCGCCTGCTCCTGGCATGACGCCGCCGGAAGCGGCCGCGCCAGCATACGGCCCACAGGTTCCCACGAAGGAAGAATTCAGCGCCATGGTGCAGCAAGAGCTCACCATCAAGCTGAAGGCGGAACCGGGGACCACGGCCGAGGTTGAGAAGAAGCCGAAGGGCTCGAAGGTCAATCTCCCCGCGAGCGGTGGGTTCTACCAGTGACCGACTACGACACGCGTCTGCGCGAGGCGGCGTTCACTTCGCCGAGCGGCACCAGGATCAAGTTCCTGTATCAAGACGTCGGGCGCGACTACAACCTCCGCGGGACGGTCTTCGAGTTTCCAGGCGTCGACGAAGCGTTCGTGATGCGTACGGGCAACGGTCCGCGACGCTATCCGCTGCGCTGCTGCTTCACGGGCCCCAACTGCGACCTGCTCGCAACGAAGTTCGAGGAGGCGGTTCTCGAGCCCGGGCTTGGTAGCCTCGAACACCCGCGCTACGGAAAGATCCCCGTCGTTCCCTACGGTGACGTGGGCCGGCGAGACGATCTCGTGACATCCGTCAACGAGGCGATCGTCGAAGTCACCTTTTGGACGACGCTCGACGCCATCTATCCGACGAACGACGCGCACCCACAGAGCGAGATCCTCGCGGCTATCGCAGGTTTCGACCTGGCGAGCGCGCAGCAGTTCGCATCGAAGATGAACCTGGCAAGCGCCGTCAACAAGGCGGCGAGCAAGGCCACGATCCGGAGCATGCTGAAGCAGGTCGGCGGCGCGCTCGACGGCATTTCGTCGTCGGTGGCGGGCGTGCGGCGCGGCTTCGGCGAAGCCACGGCCACGATCAACGAGGGCATGGACGTACTGATCGGGAAGCCGCTCGTCCTCGCCCAGCAGATTTCGCAGCTCATCCAAGCGCCAGGGCGCGCACTCACGGGGCTCGGCGATCGGCTCGACGGCTACGGTCTCATGGCCGAAACCATCATGGGCTCGACGCCGGCCAACCCTGGCCAGCGAATCGACGTCACGTCCTCGCTGCTCAGCCGCCGGCAGCGGGTGGCCAATGATTTCCACTCCTCCGACCTGTTCGTTCTGAACGCGATCGCCGGCAGCATCGTCGCTGTTACGGCGCAGCCTGTAGATGACCAAGGTCGGGTCGTTCGCGGTCCCATCTTCAGAACCAGGCCGCAAGCCACCGCCGCCGCCGCGACGCTGCTCGAGCAGCTCGACGCCGTCATCGAGTGGCGCGACCGGGGCTTCGCTGCCTTGGGCACGCTGCCCGCCGTGGGCGGCGATCAGGTCGACACGGGCGAGGGCTACCAGGCCATCAAGCAAGCAGCCGCGCTGGCGGCCGGCAACCTGGTGCAGTCGTCCTTTGCTCTCGTGCCGGAGAAGAGCATCACGCTCGACCGCAACCGCACCATCATCGACGTGTGCGCGCAGGTCTACAAGACCGTGGACAGCCGACTCGACTTCCTGATCGAGACCAACAAACTTTCCGGAGACGAAATTCTCGAGCTTCAACGCGGACGCAAGATTCTCTACTATGCAGCCGCGTGAGAACGTCGCGATCGTCATCGGCGACGATACGGATCCCACTACCGGTCGCACCGGATCCTATTTCGGCTACTGGTCGAACGTCGAGATTCGCCGCTCGATCGATACCTACTCGACGGTGAAGTTCGACGCGCCCTTCGAGCCGAAGCGCAAAGAATTCCGCGATACCTTCCGGCCGTTCACGTACAAGAGGCTGCAATGCCTCATCAATCTCGAGCCGATCGTCACGGGCTTCAGCCTTGGCATCGACCCGGAGACGGATTGGAACGGGCGCACGGTATCGGTCACCGGCTACGCGAAGCCGGCTGTCTTTTGCAACTGCAACATCCCGCCTGACGAGCTAGGCAAAGGCCTCTCGTTCAACGGTCAGGGCCTGCGCAGCATCGTGCAGCGCGTGGCAGCTCCGTTCGGCGTCGCCTGCGACTTTCGCAACGAAGACGCGACTCCGTTCGCGAAATGCAAGCTCGAGATCGACAAGAAGATCCACGAGTTCCTCGTCGACCTGGCGAAGCAGCGCAACCGAGTCTTCACGGACACGCCCGAGGGCGAGCTCCTGTGCTGGCAGTCGGTAGACCCGGGCAGGCCTGTCGCCTGGTTCGTCGAGGGTGAGCCGCCGCTGACGAAGGTCACGCCGAAGTTCAGCCCCGAGGACTATTTCTCGCAGATCACGGGATTCGGAAAGAAGAAGCGCGGGAAGAAGGACACCCGGTGGACGGTCAACAATCGTTGGCTAGAGGCGCCGCTTCGTCCGCACACATTCAAGCTCGAAGACGCAGAGCGCGCCGACGTCCCCGAAGCGACGCTCGTCAAGATGGGTAAGATGTTCGCCGCCGCGGCGAGCTTCACCATCGAAGATCTGCCGGGCTGGCGCGATCAACACGGAGAGCTCTGGACGCCGAACACGACGCTGATGCTGGAGGCGCCGGGCGCCATGATCTACTCGCCGTATGAGTTCCTGATTCGTGACGTCACGCTGAAGCAAACCAAGGACGCCGACACGGCGACGCTCGAAGTCGTAATGCCTGGGGCGTTCAGTGGGAAAGTACCGGATTCGCTGCCTTGGTCCGAGGCTGACGAGAGCGCGGCACCATGAGCGACGAGAGCGGCACCCTCGCCACCGTTATTTCGACGGAGCGCAGGGAAGAGGAAGGCGTCCAAATGGTGGACGTCATTGTCGATGCTGGCGGCGGCGACAACGTCCCGGCTGAGCTCTACCAGCCGCCAGGCGAAGACTCGCTTCCGCTACCTGGAGATGGGGCGCTCCTGCAAGAGGCTCCTGGCACGGGCTCCAAAGCGGTCGTCGGTTTCCACGATCCGCTGAACACTGGCACCGCCGCAGACGGCGAGAAGCGCGGCTACTCCCGCAAAGCGGACGGAACGCCGGCGGCTGAGTTTTGGTTGAAAGCGGACGGCAGCGTCCACATCAAGAGCTTCGTACCGACCGGCACAATCTTCATCGAATCCGAAGGGCCCGTCATCGTGAAGAGCCCCGACGTTCGCGTGGGCGACGAGACGGCGAGCCGTGCGATCGCGTGTGTCGGTGACCTGGTAGCGGGTTCCATCAAAGCGCTCACCTCCACGCCGGGCAATCCGATCCTACCCGGAGCAGGCGCTCCAACGGCTTCGGGTGGCGTGCCATTTGTGGCGCAGATCATCTCGGGCTCGGCGAAAGCGAAAGGCGTTTAGCTGTGGCGCTCAACGCTGGCACGGTGGAAGTCGACGAAGACGGCGAGGTTTCCGGCACGGGCCTGTCTCTCGCGATCTTCAACGGCACTCTCGCCGCAATCGACGAAGAGCAGCGGCAGAAGGTCGCGGCAGCGATGGCGCCGTTCTGCAACGGGCTCGCCGCAGCGATCGTCGACCACATCCTGGCAAACGCCGAAGTGGTGGTCACGATCACCACGGCAGACGCTGGCCTGCAGACGGTACCGAACCCTGCAACGCCAGGGTCGCCAACCGCTGGCCCCGCTTCGGACAAGACTTTCAACGGGACACTGACCTAGGCCGTGGCCCTCACGCGTGTCGGCTCGCTGCCGGTCTCCGCGATCAACGTAGGTCTAGCCGCGTCGGTCGCTGGCTTCGGGCTCCAGGCCGCGAAGCTCCAGGCCGACATCACGAAGCTCGCGCTCTCGACCATCGCGCAAGCGAAGGTCGCTCTCGACTTTCCGCCCAACCCTGCATCATTCGCACCAGCGGCAGCGATCGCGCTGAACCCGGCTGAGCTCGCCTCGATCCTGAACCCGATCTCAGTCGCGGGCGGCAGCGTCGACGCCGTGCTGGATGTCACGGTGGACCTGGCGCTGGTCTCGGCGCAGCTGGCCGTCGCCGACGCGCTGCGCGGGTCCCTGACGCTCGGTCTCGACGCCGGCGGCGTAGCCGGCTGGAGCTACTCGGGCAACGCTCCTGGCTTCGGTGTACAGCTTGAGCGCTACACGGCGAACGGCTTCGGCAAGACCGCCGCGAACGCTCAGATCCAGGGCGTCATCATCGCTACCGAAAGCTTCAGCGGGTGGGGCGCTTTCTCGAAGGGCGCCAACACCGGCGGCACGGCGAACACTGAAGCCGACGCGCAGCTCGAGCGCTTGGCCTACCTCGGAGAGCTCTCCGGCTCGCGCTGGAACCCTGGCGTCGCCTCGGTGTTCACCGGCCTTGACCTGTTCGTCGCCGAGCTCCGCGGCAAGAAGCAGGCGCTAGAGGGCTCACTCGTGCTGATGGCGGGGCTCGACCTGCCTGACCCCACGGTGATCGTGGAGGCCGGGCTTTCGATCTTCGGCGACCTCGGGATCGACGGGCTGCTCGAGAACATGCTGACCGTGCAGGCCGACATCGGCGGCGCGATCGGCACCGTCACGGGCAAGCTCGACGCGCTGCTGGCCGGCGCGGCCGACATCGGCGCGCAGCTCTCCGCCGGCGGCCTGACCTTCTGGACCTATTCCGGCGCCGCAAGTGCCATGGGTGCGGAGCTGCGCAGCGAGCTCGCGCGCGGCATCCCCGGCGGCACGGGAGCCCGCGCGCCCGCATACGGGCTCGCCCTCGCTGGCTCGCCCACGGCCATGACCCTCTTCGGCAGCATCTTCAAGACCGCCTGATCCAAGCAAACCGATGTCCGACGTCAGGCTGTACCAAACGCCCGACGGCGGCGAGGTCGATTGGAAGAACGGCGAACCGCTCACTGCCGACGGGCTCGAGTCGGCGGCCTACCTCAGCTTGTTCGGTGGCAACCAGGAAGACAGCGGGCTCACCGATGGCGAGCCGAAGCAGTGGTGGGCGAACGTCGAGATCAGCGTTCCAGAGCAGCGCATGCGCAGCCAGCTGCAGAGCGTGCTGCGCGGCATGCCAGCGACGCCATTCAACCTGAACCGAGCCGAGGACGCCGCAGCAAGCGACCTCGCGTGGATGGTCAAGGAACTCGAGGCGAAGGTGACCGTCGAAGCCAGCATCCCCGCGCACGAATGGCTCGCTCTCCACGTCGAGATTGAAATCGGAACCACGAAGTATCCCTTCGACTTCACGTCGCAGTGGACCGGCGGACAATGAGCCTCGCAACGCCTACGACTCGGGAGATCAACGACCAGATCGTGGGGCACCTCGCCGCCTCGCTCTCGCAGTCGATCCCGATCCTACCGAAGGCTTTCGCGCGCGTGCTTGCGTGGGTGCTCGCGGGCGTTTTCATCCTGCTGTTCAAGTACAGCGGCTGGATCGCGCTGCAGCTCTTCGTCGCTCACGCGAGCGACCAAGAGACGACGGTCAACGGCAAGAAGCTCATCCCGCTCGTCGAGTGGGGCGTGCTCCTCGGTGTTGGCCGCCCGCTACTCGGAACGCGCGCCGAGCATATGGTGTCCGTCACGGTCACCAATCAGGTGGGCAGCTTGCCCGCCAACACGACGCTGTTCCGTTCGGAAACGCGGGTCATCTACCAGACCGTCGCGGCCATCGCCCTCGATGCGCCGACGATTCAGCTGCGCATCAAGGCGATCGGTGACGAGTCAGGCGGAGATGGCTCTGGCGACATCGGCAACCTGACGAACGGCGACGAGCTCACGTTCGCGAACCAGCCACCCAATGTCGGCCGCATCGCTACCGTGGTCTCGCAGGTCGCGACCGGCGCTGACGCGGAAACCTCCGATGCCTACCGCGCCCGCATCGTACGACGCGTGCAGCGCCGCCCGCAGGGTGGAGCCTACGCCGACTACCAAGCTTGGGGCGAAGAGGTCGAGGGCATCGTCCACGTTTACCCCTACGCGGGTGACCCTGGAGAGGTGGACGTTTACGTGGAGGCTAGCGAGGAAAGTTCGGGCGATCCGGACGGAATCCCGACTGCTCCTCAGCTCGCAGCTGTGCTCGAGTCGATCGAGCTGAACGAAGCTGGTCTCGCCACGCGGCGACCAGTGAATGCGGCGCTCAACGTGCTGCCAATCACACGGCAGGCTTTCACAGTGACCATCTCTGGATTGGATCCAGACACCGTGGAGAACAAGGGCGCGATCAAGGATGGTCTTGACGAATACCTGCGCTCGCGCGAGCCGTTCATCGTTGGGCTCTCGTCGCTCCCGCGCGAAGACCGAATCACCGAAGCCGCCATCAGCGGGATCGTCGACTCGATCGTGAACGCGCAAGGCGCCACCGTGACCATCGTGACGATGACGCCAGGCCCTGCCTACACGCTCGGCCCAGGTGAACTCGCGAAACTAAACGGCGACCCCGTCTTCGTCTGAGACCAATAAATGGCGCTCGATCCTTCCGTTGAATACGTCGGCCAAGTCGACACGAGCGACGCTGGTTACCCGTACGGCAAGCCGCAGAACGTCACCGTCGAGGGCGACGGGACGGGCACGCCACTCGAGGCGGCGCTCGTCAGCGATATCTTCGGCTTTCAGCAAGCGTTGCTGGTGGCGACGGGGATCACGCCCAGCGGAACGCCCGACAAAGTCGGCGGGTCGCAGTACCTACAGGCGCTCGTTCGGATCCTGCGTAGGGCGGATGGGTGGGGCGCTGTCGGTGACGACGCTGCTGACGACACGACACCGCTACAGAACGCTCTCAACGCTTTCGGTGCGCTAGCGGGCCGCCAGGACTTTCACTTCGTACCCGGCAAGACCTATCGCACGACTGGGCTGAGCGTCCCGGCGAACGTCGACCTGTACTTCAACGGCGCGACGCTCAAGATCAACCACGCGACCAACGCGCTCCTGACGTATTCTTCAGCGGTCAGCGGGAAGCGGCCGCTGAAGATCGTCGACGCTGTTTTCGCATCAACGGGCACGGCGAACTCTGGCCCGACCATCTTTCTGGGAACGACCAACGTCATCCTCGAAATTGAGGACTGCTGGTTTGGTTCGTCGTCAAATACGAACGGCAAGTTCGTCGACGGCGGCTCGATCACTGGGCAGGTTACGGCGAAGCGTTGCGTGTTCGAGGGGCGTGGTGATGCGATTCAGGTTCATCTCGGGGCTGGCGTGCTGCGCGAGGAAGACTGCCGGCACATCGTGCCTGCCACGTACAGCAATTCCTGCGTCAAGGTCGGTGCCGGCCAAGCGTGGGTGTCCAAAGCATCCTTCGAGCTGACGGCTCACTCGTCGGGCACGATGGCGTGCATCGAGGTGACCAGCGCGAACTCGGTTCTGCACCTCGATGACAACGACTTCCTGAACGATACCGATCCGGCGACTTCCGTCGCGATCAAGTGGGGTGCGCTCGCGGCGAAGATCGTGGAGCGCGGCTCGACGTTCGCCGGAAACATCACGCCCTATAGCGGTTCCGTTGTCTTGGCAGACGGCTCGTCCTTGGAGCTGCGGCAACACGGCACGGAAAGCCCGACGACCGAGACCTATACGATCCCGGACGACTTCGAGAGTTTCACGCTGGTAGCCGACAACTTCAACACGTTCCCCATCGCGCTCACGATGCCGAAGATTCGGTTCATCGGGCAGGAGTTCGACCTACAGGTCTACAACAAGGGCGTCACGCCCTGGGCCACCACGCCAGACATCGACGCAATGGGTCCGGACCTGTGCACCGTCAGCGATCCGCTCAATGGAGCGTTCATCAAGACGGGCCGCTTCCGGGTCATGCTCAATGACTTTGGAGCTGACTACCGTTGGACGCTGGTCGGCGGATGGTCGGAAGCGTACCAACGCGGGGTCACGATCGGCTAGTTGCAGGAGACGCACGACGCTTGGTCGCCGCTCTCGA